AGATGAGTTCCTCGCGTCGCACGACCTCCACGCCATACCCATTGGCCGCGTTTGTTGGCAAGCTATACGCCCACCTGAGAGGGCTGTTCGTCGCTGGATTGCGCACTGAGAATGAGCATTCCAACTCTAAGTCGGCTTGCGTGAATTCTCCGACTCCTAGCTGCACATCCCATCGTGTCACCTGTTCCTCGAACCGCACAAGCCCCAGTTCATGCTCGACGGTGAATCTGCCAGGGTATTTCCATTGAGTAGCGAATGCACGCGATGAGTTTCGCGGGTTCTCCAGCGACACGTTTCCAACGTAGTACGACCCATAGACCCCTTCCGGCTTCCGTCGCCTGATGCCGTTCTGGTCTGGCCCTGTCTGGACAAGCCCCTTCTCTAGCGGCAGGATCTCGCGCAGATAGTTGACCACGTATCGGGTCTGGGCTGGCTGCTGCGGTGCATTCATTCCCCCGCCCTGAATCGGGCCGATTGGAATGAATGGATTCTGGATCGTCTCCACGAAGTCCGGCAGCGCCACAATCGGGTTTGGGCTGTCTGAATTCATGTCGCGGATGCGGTACAGGCGGAACACATCGCGATGCTCGCGAAAAACTGCGTCTCTTTCCCCCACCCTCCAGCGGGTTTGTAGCTCAACTGATTGATCGGCTTCAGCCGCCCGTCGGTGTCATAGGCCACGGCTTCCAGCATCAGACGGTACTGATACCGATTGGGAGCCCCCAGAACCCGGATCGTGGCGGGAACCTCCGGCGGGTTGCTGCTGATCTGCTGCTCGACCAGATTGGCGCTCTCCGGCAGGGCTGCCCCGACTCCCTGCTGCCTGATGGCTACCGTGCTGTCGATCTGGAGCACGATGATCATCCCGAACGGCTCCAAGATGTTCGCCAACGCCTCCGCTGGATTCTCGGCCACCCATTCTGCTTCCGGCCTCGCGTTGTTCGGGATCTGCGATACATCCGCAGTCTCGCCCATCGCCTGTAGGCACAACGTCGCCAGTTGCTGGGGAGTTTTCTCGGTCGCGGTGATGATCAGGCCGTCGGCATCGCGCTGGTTATAGTGGCCGTAGATCTCGCCGAACTTCCATTTCCATCTCCGATCCATCAAAGAGAAGGAGACCAACGTGCCATTGCTCCCGCGGACCATCGAGGCCTGATCCGCTCGGCATCCTGGGATTGTCAGCGTCGTATTCCCGTGCACGAACACCACATCCCCCACGGCCGCGATCTGCTGCGTCTGGGGAATGATCTCCATCTGCACGACAGAGGGGGTGATCCCCGCCGTGAGGGTGTACGTTGCCGACAGGACGTTCTGCACGCCCGGGTATGTGGCGTAGGAGTGATTCACGAAACGCTACCGAAAGTGAGTCGCTTGTTCTGGGGGATCTGCAACAGCACGCCCTGAAGATCGGTCCGGTTCAGGTCCAACCCGTTCGTAAAAGTGACTGTGCCCGCCGGATCTCTGAACACCGCTCCCGCGAACAGATCGCAGTTAGTGATGGTCCGCGATCTGGCATCCGCTCGAAAATCGAGTTCACCGCTTGCCAGCACCAACGTCGTGAGTGTGCCGGTCGATTGGTAGGAGCAATACCCACCGTTGATCGTGACAGTCACCGCCACGCCAGACAGGTGATACCAGCTTCCCCCGGTCTGCGTCGACGTGGTGACCGCACACGAGGTATAGAGCACGCTCCCGGTCTGCGTGAGAGTCGTCAGGGTCACACCCGATCCAATGCGGACACTGGCATCAGACTGTTGATTGTTGACGAACCCGATCCGGCAAGTCATTACCGCAGAAGTCTCGCTCGCGAAGAACGCGATGCCGACCGACCCCCTGTTGATCGTCGCGGTGTTGCTGACGTGCGTCCCCTTCCACAAAATCGCAGGGGTGCCGAGGATCTCTGGCGTGCCGCTGTTGAGCACCACGAGGTTACACTGGCCGCTGCCCGAATCGATCTTGATCCGGGGGGAGCCCGGGCCGTCCCCACTCCCAATCGTCAGCGCTTGCGTTACAGAATCCGCAGACGTGCCGAGGGCCAGGTACTTATCCCGGTACTCTGCGTAGGGATACCCCGCGTCGTCTTGGTTGGTGTCCGGAAGTCCGATCCTCCCCGTGTATCCCTGCGTGATCGTGATCGACGCGGGAGACACTGCCGACTGCGCCAGCCCATAGAGGATATCGACGTTGCCCGCATCGATGACGATATCGTCCGAGTCGACCGGCACACTCCCGCCGCTCCAGTTCGCCGCCGTTGTGAAATGGTTCGGACCGCTGGCGGAAATCGTCGTGGCCGTGCTGACGGTGCCCGAGGTAGACGACTTGGCTACCGTGATCGTGTAGGGTTTGCCCTTCGTTTTGCCAACGAGAACAACGGTTGATCCGCTCGCCGCTGGCACAGTCTCGCCCGCGACGAACTCGCGGAACTCCCCGATATTTGGCCCCCGCTCGGTGACACTGTACGCCGCGCCCAATGCGGTCGACGTGCTCCCGAGGGCCGCAGCAAGCTCGGTCGCGATCTGCGTTGTGGTGACCGTTGTCCCAATCGTCAGCACAATAGAACGGCCGTTACAGGTGACTGTCAGCGTATCCGCCGCCACCCATGTGCCGCCAATCGTGATCGTTTCTTTTTGGGCCACGGGCAATGCCCCGCCCTGCCATCGTCGTGTAGCCATGCGTTATCCCGGCGGTCGACCGCTCAGAGGTGAAGGGGATTCGAATTCGTAGGCCCATTGTACGGAATACATCTGATTGCCGTACTGGCCGAGTCGCGTTGGACTTTGGTAGGTCACCCGCCGCCGGTCTCGATGCTCTGCCAAGGGGAACGCCGGATTGGGGACGCTCGGCCATGTCGCCACGCCGACCGCTGTGCCCTGCTGCTGGCAGGTGTAGGAAGTCTGCTGGCGAACGAGTTGCTCGATCGGTGGCCCGTACAGAGTCGGGATCACAACCTTCTGCTGCCCCCCTCCGCCGAATGTGTACGACTCCGTGTAGGACAGGATGCCCAGATCGACGTTGTATTCGGCCTCTGCTGTGATCTGGTACGTCCGGTATGTCGTGTACTCGCTGCCGTCGCCGGTGGGGTATGACAGATCGAGGATACGCACACCCTGCCGACTGCCCGTGTTGTACATCGAGTGCCGAACCGATGTCCCGTCGCTGGAGTAGAGCACCAGATCGCGACCATCGACGCCATACGCTGCCTCTAGAGCAACGATCGCGGTCCTCAGATTGGCCTCTGTACTGGCCTGTAGGATGCCACGGATTGACCAGTTGGCGACGTAGCCAGACCGCGCCCCGACCTCGTTGAACGTCGATCTCTGAGAGATGACCAGCGTCACCTCGTTGTCCGCGTGGGTGTAGGTGCCGTATTTCAGGATCATAGCGCCCCCACCCCCACCGCTCGAAGTGCTCTGACCTCATTCGCCTGTGCGTTGAGTTGTGACCGCAGCTTGTTGATCGTGATGTTCTCCATCTCGCGGACCAATGGGGCCAGCCGTTCCTCCAATGCGTCGGCTATCTTCGACGGATCGAGGTCGATGTTGATCGTCTGCTTGATCTCAGCCGACACCTTGGCCTCAGCCGCCGCGATCTTTTGGTCGAGCCCGAGAATCTTGACGATCTCCGCGAATCCCGCAGCGTCTGCCCCGGCCTTGGCTTGCTCTGCGATGATCCCCCGAAACGCCACGTTTCCCCGGGCGAACTTGAGTTCTTCTGCCGACAGTTGCCCCACGCCACCGGCTGCGATTCGTTGGGCGATGTCCCGCGTCGCCTGTTTCTCGCGAACATCCATCAACCCGAACTCTTCGCGGGCCGCGTCAATCCGTCGGCGTTGTTCGTCGATGAGTTCACGCTCGGCTTTGGTCCGCTCCAGTAGGATGCCGTTGAGTGTCCGCTCTGTCTCAAGCCGCTTGGTTTGCAGATCCTCGAACGTCTTTTCCCGCTGGAGTGGCCCCGGCTTCTTCGCCCGCTCTTGATCGGCCGCGATGCCCTGCATCTGCTCGAACATGAATCCGCCGCCCGGAATCGATCCGAACGCCGCCTTGAGCATCGCCCGAGTCTGCGGATTCTGGTCACCGATCAGCCCGCCGACCTCGCCGAGGAACTCCCGCCCCGGGCCGGCGAAACGGTTCTCAACAAACTTCCCCTCGCGGATCTCCTTGACGCCTTCCGTCAGGCCAGACAGGATGATCCGGGGGGCATTGAGTGCGGTGATCGTTGCCGATGTGATCATCATCAGCTTGTTATCGCCGCCCGAGAGGAAGCCCGGGCCACCCCCCTTGGCCTGTGCCTTGGCTGCCTCTCGCACGCCCTTCTCGACGCCTTGCCCCACCTCGCGGGCGATGGCCTCTACCTCGATCGGCTTGCGGTCTGGGCCAGGTAGGGCAAGCTGGCCACCCCGGCCACCGCCCCCACCCATTCCTCCGCCAACGATCAGCCCACCACCGCCACCCCCAGACGCTCCCCGGCGGAACGCATTCCACGCAGCAGAGACGCGGCGGATCATCTCCAGATACGCCGCCTCTAATCGCCGCACATCGGTGATCTGATCATTGATCAGGTTCCGGTGTTCGGTGCGCAGGCGGGCATACGATAGGATCTGTGCGGTCTCGGCAAACTTGACGACAGCCAGCCCGGTTTCCGCCGCTTTGCGGGAGTCCGCCGCCGACTGGAACATCATCTTGACGTTGACGACAACGTCGGTCTCCACTGGCATTACTTGCGCCCCCCCATGAGTGCCCCGAGGGGGCCAGCAATCGTATAGGCTTGCTGCGTCTCGGCTGCGTCGACTGCCTGCCGGATGATTGCCGCGTTCCGTCTCACGATAGGATCGTCAGGGAACTGCCCCACAGCCCGGCACTGGGAATAGTGCTCATAGGCCAGCCAGTTCGCTTCTGTGAGGCTGCGGGGGGCCTCCGGCGTTCCCTTGGGGCAGCCATTGGATCGGAGTCGACACGGTGCCCGCGTGCCTTTCGGCCGTGGCACCGGCTTCCCCTGCCGCTCCAATCGCTCCCCGGTTTTTTCGTCGTACACGAACGCCTCACAGTCGGCACAGTCGCGGTAGGCTACTTCGGGGTGCAGGATCAGCAGCCGCACCCCTTCAGCTAGTTTTTTGTGGCGTCTCCGGTGTCTTTCTCGGGCTCGGTGTTGCCCGACACAACGCCCCACAACTTTGGGGGCAGTGACGGAACCAGAGACGCAATTGATGCAGCCGACACAGGCACGGTCTGCCCGTCTGGTCCGCTCACAGTCCACGAGACGATCTTCTTTGACAGGATCTCATCGACGATTGCCATCCACCCAGCATCGTCGATCCCCTTGGTTCTCGCCGTGTACTCGATCACATCAGATCGGATCATCGGCCGATAGACAAGATGGATATCATCCCACTCGGCAGAGGCAGGGATGGTCGTCTCGCGAGTGTAGCCGTCGGGTATGAAGGGGCTTGGCATTATGCTGTAGAGTCAGAGGTAATGGACAGTTCTTTAGTCGATCCGCTGCTCTTGGCAATGCCGTTCATCTCCAAGAGGATCTCGCCTGGGCCACCGACAACAGGCGACGAATCGGCCACCGCAAGAGCGCCGATCGTGAAAGTGATCGACCGGCCGCCGTTGGTCAAGACGAAGGTGGCACCGCTCGCCCCGCTGGAGTTGATGCCGTAAAGATCCACCTCGTCTGAGGTATACGGGACGGTCATCGAGACAGTAACCACCCGGCCCTGCGTGTGAATGTCGGTCGCAGTGTTGCTGTTGGAGAAGC